TCATGTTTGTTACAATTGTGTCTTTATCTTCTTCTCTATCAAATCTTAGTGAGCTATATGTATGAATGTCTATCTCATCATTGTTCTGTGGCCTACTTCTACTAATTGCATTAAATATAGATCCGCAAACAGCATCAGCTAAGTCTTTAGATCCTTTTCTAGGGTGATCAACCTTGTCTCGCATAATCTTTAACTGTAGTAATTCATCAATTAATAATTTGATTGCTGGTCCACTGAGCCTATCTTCTGCTACAACCATGGCCATATCGTCGTAATGCTTTTTAGCTACCGATAAAGTTTCTGTGTTAATTCCGTACTGCTTTAACTGCTGCATCATGTCGTGTGAGTTCCATCGGTCAAATGTACATACACGTATTTTAAATCCTTTTGTTCTTAATGAAAGAATGTAATCTTTAACCTCTGTAAAGTCAACAGACTTATCTGGAGTAGGGGTCCAATACCTCACAGCATCAACTTCAACAATTGGTGCTGGCTGTGAGTATGTATCTGTAACTTTTACATTAACCCATTTTTGAACATGCGCCATAGCAACTGCACAATGGTCATGCTTTTGCGCTAAGTCTACGTGCAAGAAATACTCTTTGTCTGGATCTGGAGCAAACCAGTCTTCAAATCTTCCAAAACCATCTACGGCTAGAGCCATATTACTAAATGCCTTTTCAATCTTTTCACGAGATTTAAAGAACGCATCTATTGCCTCTGATGGCATGCAGGCAAATCTTCCTAGTGCGTCTGGGGCATTCTTATAAAAAGCTACTTTAAAATCATCAATACTTCTAGTAGGATTAATTTCCCACGTTGGCCTTTTTAATGCATACATTCTAGGATATTTGTAAGATAAAATGTGATCTTCTTCCCACTCAATATCAAATTCGTTTCCATCTGTTCCGTCTGGCAAAGAATCGTCTAGCTTAAAATGGTGTGTTCTGATTACAACTTCTTTCTCTGCAACAACATCCTCATACCTTTGCTGTATGTAATCGTTCTTGTATCTTGGGAATGAGAGAAGAATAACCTTTCCATAATCTGGAAAACGTGAATCTACAGAGGCACGGTACATCTCATATATAGCGCTACCAGTTTTAGCTTGATCATGACCTGTTGTATTTTCAATAGCAAAACCTGAAATTTCGTCAAGGATGATTACGATAACGTTATAACCCTCCCAGGCCTCACGCTCTGAGTGACCTGAGTGTACAGTTATATTCTTATTAAACTTTATTTCAGAAGCTTTTTCGCTATATTTTCCAGTAAACCATGGTGACTTATCAATACGTGTTCTGAATCCTTTAAAGAATACATTGTTTGCTTGCTGAGCGTTAATAGCAATGTTAATGATATCAATTGAATCTCCAGGAGGCTTTCCATAATAGTGTGCTGGATCTTTAAGACACAATAGTAAATATACTATATATGCTACAGATATCGTTGAGCAGTAATCTTTACCAGAACCTTTTCCAAGTTGGGCGACGACCTCGTTGGCCGTCTGCTTAAACATTCTTTTACCTTCATCTTCGCCAAATAATTTTATAAGAGTGGATTCTTTATAGACTTGCGAACTCTTTTCAATAAGAATGTACTGGTATTCAGATAGTGGTGGTAGCCCAAGATACTCTGGACTAGTTACAAATGTTCTTAAATCGACGGGCTTCTCTTCAAATTCTTCACCGTCAAGTATGTCAATAAGGTCATCAAAATTAAGATCCACTAGATTCCTCTTGATCAATTACAACTGGCTCAACTATTCCAGTTATTTGAGAGAGCCTCTTAGCAACTTCCATCTTGCACTTAGGGCATGTTGCAGTAACTTCCTTTAGAATCTTTACTAGGATATCTTGTTTGCGTTCAGTATCAGCAATTTGTGTAGCCAGCTCTGCATTATCTAATAGCCCAATCTCTTGAAGCATCCCAATTCTTTTGCCTTCAATATCAGCAATAAGCTTTAGTGCACCTGATTTAACACTTAATTGTCCCGCCTGATCTGCATCTTCAACAGTTTTCCAAGCCTCTTTGATTAACATGGCGTAGTGTTGGTCTGCGCCTGAGATAGCCTCTTTAGCCCTGTCACGGGCCGCTGTATCGTTGTGCACGACACTCTTCCACTCATCTATCAACTCAACCACTTCGGCTCTCTTAAAGCCTGTTAGGGTAGAAATTTGCGTAGGGTTATTACCTTTAAGTAGTTCTGAGACTACTACGTTCATACGATCAAAGTGATCAGCTAATTCAATTTCAGACATATATTAGAGTATACTCTTAGTCGACTAAAAAATCAACTGGATTTGGCTATCTTATATAGAACTAAATATCCAATTAAATCATCAATATCATTATCTCCAGCGTATCCTTGGTTATTCTTTACTCTATTTAGTTTATCATCTATACGAACTTTTAATTGTTCTGTTGAATCCGCCGTTGAAAATATTCTGGCTGGCTCAAGGGCTGAGTTGCCGTATGAGATATTCTTTTCAATTAACATATGGGCAATCTCATGACATGTTGACCATATCTGATTACCTGCTGGAGCTCCGACTGATCTTAAATATAGGTCACTACAATTAAAATTTGTAACGTCTTCAAATACTGGTTTTAACATTATCTTCTCCTTAGCAGGACATTTACAACATCATGCTCTTTAATTCTTTCAAACGTGGCCGCTTCCCCATTTAAAAATTCCATTGTGTATTTATCATTTAATTCTACCAAAAACTCATCTGGTTGTCCAGACCCTAATTCAACAACCAATAATGGGCAGTTGCGGGCTTCTTCAGAAAATCCCTCAAATACAAATCTTTCATGGCCCTCAACATCTATCTTTATAAAATCAATTTTTCCAGTATACGTTGAATCTAAGGTATCTGCATTTATTTCTTCTGTATAGTAATTACCATGCTGACCATGATTACCAGACTGATGTTCGTTTACTATTCCAGATCCGCCAATATTTTCTTCCCAAATATTTAAAACCATTTTATCTTTTTTATTTGATAATGCTATATTAAATACATCAATTTGCCCAGCGCCTGAGTAATCATTTAAAATTGTAGCAACTGTATAAGATTTACATAATCTTTCTATTGGCTCAAATGCCAGTACACGACCTGATGCTCCAACCTTTCGTGCCATAACCTCTGTAAAATAAAATATATTTGCACCAATGTCCAGGCACGTCCATCCAGGCTGCACATTCTTGATCATCCATTCAGTAAGCTCTTTGTCCCAATAACCTTCATTTTTGCAGGTGGCCTGAACATACCGATCTGTTTTGTCTCCAGTATAAACATAAAAAGAATCTAGAACCTTGCTAAAAGTAATTGACTCAATATTTCTTGGTTCTATTCTCATCTTTTTTTAATCAACCCAAACTTGTCTAGTGATCTCTGTATAGTCATAGCAGAGACCTTACACTCTTCAGCAATTTCAGTTACCGTTTTCTTTTGAACTACATATCTTCTATATAACCAGGTCTGGCTTTGATACAGTTTCATCGTTCTGTCAACACCTTATTAGCATAATGAGCAATGCCGAATGCATCTGCTACGTCAAAATCTGATACAGATAGACCGTACTTTTTATTAAAGTAATCTACTGTTCTTTGCTTTCTCATATTACGTAATTGTGTTTTATACCATGAGTCTGCATACCCTGGATTCTTTACTCTAATTGCCTGCTTCTCATCTTTAGTTGGATTCTTATTTCCTATATATGCCTGCCAAGAACTCGGACTAATTGTAATAACCTTAGCTCCAGTAGACATTAACTCGGCAATAACCACGCCATATACGTATGATAATTTTATCACAGCATCTGGGGATCTTACAAGTATGGCGCCCTCCACAGCAATATAATCAGACTTTAATTCATTTAACATAACATGCATCTTTACTTTAGCATCATATATTTTTTCATATATATCTGCTCCCACAAAATCTATTTTACCCCACTTTAATGGTTGATCATTTTCCATTAAGCAGAATGCAACGGAGTTAGTAGAGGCATCAATGCCTAATACCCTATTAGCCTTAGTCTTTACAAGCTCAGCTAATTTCATCTAGCATGCCTACAATCTTATTTCTTTTTGTTATATCAATTTTCTTTTGGCAAGAAGCGCATAGCGGAGTGTCATTATATCTACTTAGCTGGGCCCCGCACTTTTTACATCCACGAGAAGCACCATTTCTAATAGCCTTCTTCTCGTAATACTTTTCCATAATTCTTCTGTTAGTTGCAATACGGCAACACTCATCAGTGCAATATTTTTGATTATGAGTTTTTGGCTCAAAGTCTTTAGCGCATTCTTTATTTGCACAAATCATATCTTGGGTACCGAAAACAACTCTATCTGAACGGTACCGACTGGAGTGTCTTTACTGTAGCATTCCTTCTTGATCGGACAATATGTACAAGGCATCTTGGACTTTGAAGAACCTTCTGGTCTCATTGGCAAGTCACCGTCTTTAAAGTTATCCCATACTTCGCACATCCAAATAAAGGTATCTTCAATAATCTTGGTATTCTTTTCATTCATAGAAACTGGAATAACAATTAACTCTTGAGTATTTTTATTCTCATAAAGGAAGAATCCCTCTTTGGCATTCTTAAGTTTCATATATGTTAGCAACTGAAGCAAGTGGTTAGGGGTTGGTTTCATTTCAGATTGACGAGCATCCCACACTTCTTGCTTAGCCGTTTTAATTTCACCAATTACTTTTTCGTTATCATATTCCATAATCAAGTCTATGAAGCCACGAATAGGAGGATACTCATTAATAATCTCTTCTTCTTCGGCAACAAACTGCGGCATGGTGGAGATAAGCTTTTGAAGCCTTTCGTGTGCCTGTGTTCCCTGAGCCATATTAGCAACAGCTACGGCATCGTTATCATCAATAAACATTGCACCGCTAAAGGCCATATACCAATATCTTGGGCATGTTCCGTGACCGTAACCGAGGGAGCTGGGACTAAATGACTTCTTTGTCATCTCTCCATCGGCACGTTTTGTATTTCGGTATGACTCATCAAGCAACTGTGCAAATAGTTCTGGGTCGAAATGCTTGCCAGTATGCTTCTTAAACTTAAGGTTCTTTACAATATCTCTACCCATTACGAATTATACCTAACGACATACTTGAGTGCATCTACAAGTTTGTCTATGGACTCCTTTGCTGAATAATAAATATTCTTTTTGTTATTGTTTGTGGTGCCAGCCTTATCCTTAGCTATTGTAGAATAATATGACGCCATCATTGAAAACTTAGTAGACATTGCCTGAAGTTCGATAATCAAATAAGGCGCTTTGGCTGAAGGAACATCTGGGTTCATTAGTAGCTTTACCACAATTGCTAAAGCTTTATCTAATTGATCATCTCCCATATACTCATGCAGATCATTAAACTCAGTAATAGAGCTAATTAACTCTAAAGTATTCTTATCTTCCGCCATTTTTAGCCTTCTCTCTCTTGTCCAGCTTATCTATAAACAACCCCATTGGGTATCCAACTGCAAAACCAATCATAATTCCAAGAAGAAATATTTCCATTATGCGAACCTTTGAACTAGACCGTATCCGATCCATAAACCAACAATTCCCATTAGTCCAGCAAATACTGGTGGTGCAGGAATTGGTAGCTTGAATATACTAAATATTCCACCTACTGCAACTCCAGTTAGGGTTGTATAAATAATTTCTTTCATTGGTTGTCCTCCCAAAATTGGATCAGTTCTTCTAGTACTGCCCACTCAATAATTCCAAGACGAACCTTGGAATCAGTTCCAATAATAATCTTTAACGCTGGATGCATGTCTCTGCTAACCTTAAACGTATCAGTACATATCTTAGACCATACTGGTTTATTTAAAGTAAAAGAAGAAGATGCTTCTTTATAATCTACTAAGAACTGGTTCCACTTGGCATCACCTTTTTGATAATCACCACGTCCACTGTTCTTTTGTGCTTTAGCACCATCTCTTTTTACTTCAGATCTTTCTGACATTAATTAACCTTAAATGAATTTTTGTGGCCATCTGGACATTCCCAGCTCATGGTCAAAGACATTGCATCCCAAAAGTATTCTTCTGCATCTTTATCACATTTAGCACAAGGCTTTCTGCCACCGAATCTTTCTAGCTCTGGTGGATAAATTTTTTCAGAAGAAATAAACTCATTAAGATTTGGCACTAATTTCCTCCTGTAGTTTTAAAACTACTTCTGGATTATCACGAAGGTACTGCACTGCTTTTGCCCGTCCTTGGAATCTCTCTCCGTTGACGGTGTACCAAGCACCACCTTTTTCCACGATTCCGCACATTTCTGCAACATCTAAAGATTCTCCTACCGCATCTATACCAAGAGTTTCCCCTTGGTAGTAAAAGTCGTACTGTCCTGATAAATTTGGGGGGCCGACTTTGTTGTAATCAATAATCCAGTTAACTGGTCTTCCGACTCTCTGTTCGATAATTTTGTCGCCAACCTTAACGCCAGCCTTAATAGCATTAGCCTCAGCTTCAGACGACCAGAGCTTAATGACCGTGGAAGAAAAGAACTTGACTGCCATGCCACCTGTGGGGATGTGACTAGCATGCATAGATCCAAATTGATTTCGTTGTTGTGAGATGAGAACAAGTAGT